ACTTTCAAAGTATCAAATTAATTGGCATTTAGAACATTTTAAGAATGGTGGACAATCTTTTATCTTGCGAGAAGACCTCTTGCAGAGGTCTTCTGAAAATCTACAAATTTACGTGATCCGAGAACCCAGAAACGTGGTTCTAGTTTGTGAGAACCTAAACTTACGAGACGCATTTGAAAAAATCTTGACGCAAGAACCACGTCCCACGTATCTTTCTAAAAAATCGCCATGCGATTTTTAAAGAAAGATTACTATTACTAAAAACTCTTATGTGAATTTTGCGTGTGCGTGACTATTACTAAAATGCACGTATGCGATTTTCCTAAAAAATTGCCATGCAATTTTTTCAGTTCTTATTACTATTACTAAAAGAAATTTTTTTGGTCCTGAAGTTCCTGGAGTCATGAAAGCTTTTAATAACTTCAGCTATAGCTGCTATTTATTTAGTTGACATCTAAGCCGTCCCATTATAATAAGACACTGAGCTGATTCGAATAGCAGCGGCAAGGGTAGCACAAGATCCCCCCGCTGTGGATCAGCTCTAAACTAACTAACTAGGAGAAAAAAAAATGATTAAATATAAAGATCTAAAAAAAGGCCAGGAAATAAAAAGCAGCCAGCTGCATCCGTTTATTTTATGCAGCGGGAAGCTTCTGGAATCACCTAAGCAGGGCAAGGGCGTTAAGAAAACTGTGCTAATAGATGCTAAGGGCTCGGAGCTGGGTTTCTTCGATGAAGCCGGTTCAATCTATAGCAGCCAAATCAAATTGGCTAAAGTTAACGGTAACTGGGAGAAGGTAATTCATGCCGCTTCTTAACTACTACAGCCAAACCAAAATGGCCAAAGGGGAGAAGTTTGGTTATAAGACAGCGATTCTCCATCTAGCCCCTTATACATTAAGTGGCAAGAACGTCTGTCCTAAAGCAACTAAGGGACCAGGGGGCTGCATTGACCCCTGTTTAAATACTTCAGGCCGTGGCCAGATGGGATCAGTTCAAAAAGCCAGATTAAATAAAACCAATCTATTTTGGACCAATAAGAACGCCTTCTTGTGGCAGCTAAGTACTGAGATTGAGCAGCTCAAAAAAAGGGCAGCAGCTCAGGGCTTTAAATTTGCAGTAAGGTTGAACGGTACCAGTGATTTGGCGTGGCATCGTATGAAAGTTGATGGAGGTTCTACTCTGATGGAGATCCACCAGGATGTGCAGTTTTATGATTATACAAAAGTTTTAAATTATTTAGATCATGATCTTAAAAACTATCATATCACCTTCAGTGACAGCGGAAGAAATCACCTGGACCAATTAGCTGCAATGGAGAAGGGTGCGAATGTTGCAGTAGTGTTTAAGGATAAACTGCCTAAAACCTGGATGGATCGTAAAGTAATAAACGGAGATCTTCACGACCTTCGTTTTAAGGATCCGTGTGGCGTGGTAGTCGGTCTAATAGCTAAGGGACTGGGTCGGAAAGTTACTAAAAATGACTTCATTAAGGTGGCATCATGATCGAAGACTTCCTGAAGTTTATTGTAAGGATTTTAGCCCCGTGGATTCTATTAATAATATTGTTTATTATTTTTAATGTTCCAGTTTAGAACGATTCTAATCTACAGCCCCACAACCTGGGGCTGTAAATAATTTAAATTATTTTCTTGACTTCTTATTGTATCCCATTAAATTAGGCTTGTGTTAATCATAAAAAACAAACTAACAAAGTGAGGTACTACATGAAAACACAACAAAAAAAGCTACCTAAATTAAAAGGGGCTACTTCTCAAAAGCTTTTAAAAGCTTGTGAAGTTAACGACCTACGAAAAAGCTATAACAAATTATGGGTTAATGTTAAGGAAGAAACATTACCAATAGTTGAGGCGTTTGGTGGGTTCACAGTGGGTAAGATAAAGAATAAAGAATATTCTTTAGAAATAATCAAAAAAAATGTAACTAGATTTGATGTAAAATCTTTTAAAGAGAAACATCAAGATATTTACAATCAATTTTTGATTAGTGGTGAATCGGTTGAACTTAAAACTAAATTCAAAAAGGTTTAATCATGGGTTTATCTTACAAGGGTTATAATATCAGTTGCAGACCTCTTAAGACTGATAACCTATGGCAGTTAGAACTCGAAAAAAGTGGTGGTGAGATTGTCCACACGTGGACAATCGACCCTCAAAAAACGCTTTCATGGGTTGAGAAATTTGCTCTAGATCAGGTAGATAAGAAAGTTTTAGAGGATCAAAAAACTTGAGTTGTACTTGTTGTCAACCAATTTCAAACATCGAGGGCAAAATAGAATGCCCTCGATGTACTTCAATAAAAATTTATTGTAAAAAAATATGGTTTAAAAAAAGATTTAACAAAGCTTTTAAATCTAAATTTTTTATTCAGTGGTATTGCTTAACTTGTAAATTTAAATTTAATGGTGATCAATTAGAATAGAGGTACCAGCTAAAATCCAAAAATTAAAACTTTTTTTTATTTTTGCAAAAAATCTAAATTTTGCGATGTTACTACACTTTGACTATAACTTGTAACACGAATAGACGTACAAAGGCTTCTGATGATTAGGGGTTTCTTTTTAGGGGACCCAAAGGTATAGTAAATTAAGATGACAAACACAGATTTATTAACCACCGATCAGTTACGAGAGAGGCTCGAAAAGGTGTGGTTACAACATATTAAACTATGTCAGGATAACTTCTTATATTTTGTAAAGAATGTTTGGCCTGATTTTATATGCAGAACTGATAGGGATCCAAAAAGATGGGGACATCATCAACATATCGCACATGAGTTTACAAAGATAGCAAAACATAAAAAAGGAAGGCTCATAGTAAATATGCCTCCTAGACACACTAAGTCTGAATTTGCATCTATATACTTTCCCGCATGGATGATAGGCAAACATCCTAAAATGAAATTGATGCAAGTATCCCACAACGCAGAATTATCAGCGAGGTTCGGGGCTAAGGTTAGAAATTTAATTGATAGTCCAGAGTATAAACAGATCTTTGGAGATGTTAAACTAAGAGAAGATAGTAAGGCTAAGGGACGTTGGGAGACCAATCATGGTGGGGAATATTTTGCAGCGGGAGTTGGCGGTTCTATCACAGGACGAGGGGCGGACTTACTTATTATCGATGATCCACATACTGAACAGGATTCCTTGTCAGATAGTGCAATGGAAAGAACCTATGATTGGTATCTTTCAGGACCAAGACAACGTTTACAACCAGGAGGCTCTATTGTCCTTGTAATGACAAGATGGGCTCAAGATGATTTAACTGGCAGATTAATAAAAGCAGAAACTGAACCTAGGGCAGATAAGTGGGAAAAAATTTCTTTCCCTGCTTTGTTAGGTGAGGATGATCCGAGACCCGTGTGGCCTGAGTATTGGTCACTTGATGAGTTGGAAAAAGTTAAAGCGTCTATATCCATCAGGAATTGGTCTGCACAATATATGCAGAACCCTACCTCAGAGGAGGGGGCGATTCTTAAACGAGAATGGTGGCAACCGTGGACCAAGGAGATTCCAACTCTAAAACACGTCATACAATCTTATGACACTGCATTCAGTAAAAAAGAAACTGCTGACTACAGTGCAATCACTACATGGGGAATATTCACGCCTCACGAGGGTGGACCTGATTCTATTATGTTAATTGATGCGATAAAGGGAAAATATGATTTTCCTGAATTAAAAATGGTTGCTTTGGATCAATACAAATATTGGCAACCTGAGACAGTAATAATAGAAGCTAAAGCTAGTGGACAAAGTTTATTACAGGAGTTTAGAAGAATGGGTATCCCTGTTATGGATTACACACCAGGGAGAGGACAAGATAAACATTCAAGAGTTAATGCGTGTGCTCCTATTTTCGAATCAGGACAAGTTTATTATCCAAGAGATGAACATTGGGCTCAAGAAGTTATAGAGGAATGTGCAGCGTTTCCTCATGGAGAGCATGACGATTATGTGGACAGCACCACTCAGGCTATGTTAAGATACCGACAAGGATCGTTTATAACAACTTATTCTGACGAGGATGAGGTGGAAAGTTATAGACAAAGAAAATATATATATTATTAGGAGATAAGACATGTCAAAAAAATCAAGAAGAAGAAATAGGATGTTGGCTGCCATGGTTGGTCTAGCTGGTGCTAGTAAGCTAGGCTTGATAGGTAAAATGCCAAAATCCATAGTTGGGGATAAGTTTGCCTCGGCTAGAAAAGCTATGACTTCAGATACCGCTATGAAAGGAGCTTCTACAATAAAAGGAGATGGTCCGTTAAAAGGTGTTGTGCAAGGTATCACTAAACTTAAAAGATCAGATCTACCAGAGAAAAGAAATCTAAAATCAATTTTTGTTGGAGATGATGGTAGCATCACTAAAGGTTTGGAAAAGTTTAAAGATAAAAAAACTTACGCTGAAACTATGAGAAAGAGAAGAGGACAACCTAGTTTTAAAGAATTTTTAAACAAAGTTATTCTCGGACCTAAGACTCAATTAAATAAAGGAAAAATGGTAAAAGCTCGTGGTGGTGGAATGGCGAGAATGAAACCTACTAAACTTTACTAATGGCTGAGATCGAAAAAGCAATTGTTGAGGAGACTGAAACTCCCGAGACAGAAGAGGTGGATATCGAGTTAGAAACCCAAGAAACTCCTCCCTCTATCTCTGATGTTGCAGATGCAGTTGATGATTTTTTTAAAAATATTGCAGAGGATTTGTCAGATGATGTCCTTCAGAGAATATCAAATAGATTACTTGACGATTATAAGAAAGATAGAGTTTCGAGAAAAGATTGGGAAACATCCTATACCAATAATTTAGATCTACTTGGTTTGAATCAAAGAGAGATGACAAGACCTTTTAGAGGATCTGCATCAGTCACTCACCCACTTTTATCTGAAGCTGTTACACAGTTTCAAGCACAAGCTTATAAGGAATTACTTCCATCACAAGGGCCAGTAAGAACTAGAGTTCTTGGGGTGGAAGATGATGCCAAAATAAATCAAGCTCAACGTGTGCAAGATTTTATGAATTATATGATCACTGAGGAAATGGAGGAATATACTCCAGAGTTTGATCAATTATTATTTTATTTAGCACTTGCTGGTTCTGCATTTAAAAAGGTTTACTATGATGAAGTTATGCAAAGGGCTGTATCTAAGTTTATACCAGCAGAGGATTTAGTTGTCCCCTATTATGCAACAGATTTGATGGATTGTGAGAGAATTACTCATGTGATTAAGATGGGTGAAAATGAGATTTTAAAAAAACAAGAGTCTGGTTTTTATAGAGATGTAGAATTAAAACCTACATCCAAGGGTCCAACTGACATTGAAAAAAAATACCAAGAATTAGAGGGAATAACACCTACAGCTGACAAACAGTATTCTTTTTCAATTTTAGAGATGCATGTAGATTGTAATCTAGAAGAGTTTGAAATGCAGAATCCTGAAAAACAAGTTAAAGTTCCTTACATCATAACAATTGATGAGGGCTCTGGTGAAGTTTTAAGCATATATAGGAACTACAATCCTGATGATAGCACAAAAAAACGTAAAGAATATTTTGTACATTTCAAATTTCTACCAGGTTTAGGGTTTTATGGTTTTGGTTTAACACATATGATTGGTGGATTAAGTAGAACTGCCACTCAATCCTTAAGACAATTGCTTGATGCAGGAACATTATCAAACCTACCAGCTGGATTTAAGTCTAGAGGTATAAGAATTCGTGATGATGATCAACCATTTCAGCCTGG